GCGTCGATCATGAGCAGGCACATCGGGCAGTCGACGAAGCGGCGCTCCCACGCAACCGCGAACCCCTGCCCGTCGTTCTTCCATCCGCAGCGAACTACCGACATTCCGTCCGGGGTGCTGGCCGAAAGCGCGGAGTGCGTGAGCACCTTCACTTCGTCTTCGCCTCCTCGGTCGCAGCGATGATGCGGACGGAGTGCGGGAACGCGCGGACCCGCTCCGCGTTGAACACGCTCGAGCACTTCGTACCGGCCGGCGCGCCGCACATCGTGCAGCGCACCGTCTCCGCGAACCGGTCGGACTCCGCGAGCGACATCACGAGATCGCCTCGAGCTCTGCGGTCGCGTCGAGCTCCCGGGTTGGCGCGTCGTCTCCCGGGCCGAGAATGCACTCCTGCGGGATGTGGCAATCCCACGGTCGGCAGAACCAACCGCCGTCCGGCTTCGGCCCGCAGACCTCCTCCGGCGCCGTGTCGTCGTCCGGCTCCGGCCGATCGGTGAGCGGGTGTGTCTCGACGGCGCGGTGAGCCGGCCGGTAGTTGCGTGGACGGCGCTCTTCGTCGGGCAGGGTGCCCGATCGGAGCAGGTCCACGATCTGCATGGTTGAAGAGTTCCCCTCGGGTACGCGGTGCTTCACGCTGGTCAGTCCTCTCGGTGGTCGGGTGCTCCGTGTGCGCTACCGGCCGGCGCGCTGATCAGTAGGGCTGCGTCAAGGTCGGGCGGCTCGATCTTGAATCCCTCCGCGCGGAGGAGCGCTGCCGCGGCGCGCAGCCGGCGGCGCCGTGCGTTCGCCTTCCGTGCCTCGGTGGCCGCGGCGGTCCGGGGTCGTGCTGCTGTCTTCATGGCGTCACGGTAGGCGAGACACACGCAACGGTCAACGGTTGACCGTTGATCGTCCACGGGCGTACCGTCGCGGCCATGGCAACAACTGGGGAACGGCAACACGCGGCGCCGACGTGGCCGGCCGCGTACGTGGCCGGCTTGCAGGCCGGCTACTGGGCACGGATCGGGGAGGAGAACGACCGGTGGCGCGCGTCGATCGAGCGCTACGACGTGGTGGAGGAGCCGCACTTCGTCCGGATCGGTGGCAAGATCGAGCGCTGTTGGACGTGGCGCGAGCGTGAGGCGGACCGGATCGCCACGCTCCGGGAAGGGCACGCGGCCGGCCTGCACGCGGACCGGCTCGCGTACGGGTGCCCGGGCTGCGCCCGATGACGTGGGCGAACGGCGCCCGGTTCTTCTCGCCTGACTACGGGCTGATGGCCGGCCGGCTGGCCGATGCGGTGCAGGCGTCCGGCCCGTTGCTCGTGGACATCGTCGACGGCCGGTTCTGGGTGTACGCCGATGGGGTGTGGAAGCCGGAAGACGGAGAGATCCGGCGCCGCGTCGTGCAGCTCCTCGGGGAGCGGTACCGGCCGGCGCACTACCGGACCCTTCACGAAATGCTGCTCTCCGACGTCGAGCGCTTCACCATGGCGCCCGTGCCCGCGTACATCAACGTCCGGAACGGGCTCCTCGTGTGGCGGGGGGACCCGGACCCGCACCTGATCGAGCACAATGCCGAGTGCCCGTCCACGGTGCAACTCCCGATCGTGTGGGAGCCGCTGGCCCGGTGTCCGCGCTTCGACGCGTTCCTAGGGTCGGCGCTGCCTCCGGACGAGGTGGACCGGGCATGGGAAGTGATCGGATACCTGATGATGTCCGGCAACCCGATGCAACGGATGTTCCTGATCGAGGGCTCCGGCGGCAACGGGAAGGGCGTGTTCTTGAACGTGATCCGGGCCATGCTCGGCGCGGAGAACTTCACCGCGGTGGAGCTCCACGACTTGTCAGAAAATCGTTTCGCATCGGCGGATCTCTATGGCAAATTGGCGAACATCTGCGGTGACATCGACGCGACGTTTATCGAGAAGACAGGCAAGATCAAGCAACTGTCGGGCGATGACGTGATGCGTGCGGAACGGAAGGGTGAGGACGGGTTCGGCTTCAAGTGGTGGGGGAAAGCGATCTTCTCCGCGAACGCGATCCCGGGCACGTCGGACTCTTCGGTGGGGTGGACGCGTCGGTGGGAGGTGCTGCGATTCCCTTACGCGCCAACGGTTCCGGACTCGTCGCTGTCGAAGCGGATCACTGACGAGGAGCTGCCCGGGATCGCGGTCAAGGCGGTGGATGCGCTGCGTCGGCTCATGGGGGCCGGCCGGTTCTCGTCCGGGGAATCGCGTGAGCGAGCACACGCGGAATTTGCGGATAAGGCGAACAAGGTACGTCGGTGGCTCGACGACCCGGAATCGGGCGTGGAACGTTCACAGGGCGAGATATTCAACAAGGGCACGACGCTGTTGAAGGCGTTCCGGGCGTGGGAAGATCACGACTCCGGGAACCGGACACACACGGGTGTGCAGCGGTTCAACGAGCTATGTCGGCAGGCCGGACTGATGCCCGTGACGAAGCGAGGCACGCGCGGCTACTACGGGGCGCACATCACCCGTGCGCCGTTCGGCATCCCGCCACAAGATCACGTGTGGCTCAACTACGAATCGGGCGCACCCCGAAGTGCACCCCCCGATGATCCGGAGCCGGCGCAACAAGCGCTTGACCTGCGGGTTTAGCACTTCTGCACCCCCTGAATGGGGTTTTACCTCCAGCCACACGCGTAACTACCCCCATGTCGTCCACATGTCAACCCTAGGGAAGGGGTGCATTTACCGGATGCACTTCGTCTGCTACCTACGCGGACGCGCGCTCTTACTTACTGTCTGACTTCCGGTAACTGACCGTACAAACTCTCTCGTGCCGAAACCCTCGACGATGTGTGACGATCGTCGAGCCAATCGACAAACCTCTTGTAGGAGATCACCATGGCAGTCAAGGAAACCGCGGCGCAGCGTAAGACCCGGATCGGGATGCTGCTGGCGGAGTACGACGCTCGATCGCGTGAGGCTCGCAAGCTCGAGTCGATCGTGAAGGGCCTGAAAGAGCAGATCCGCGAGATCCCCGAGGGCACGTACGGGGAGTGGACCCGGTCGCACGGCACCCCGCGGGAGATCGTCGATCAGGCCGCGATCAAGGCGCGCTTCACGGAGCTCGGTGAACCGCTGCCGACCAAGATGACCGAACCCCCGATCCTCGTGATCCCGAAGGCCGGCAAGTGACGTACCCGGTGGTGTCGACGGCGCATGCCGAATTGGACTACGAGGATTCTGATCGGGAGGAAGCGCTAGATGGGCAGCATCGCGGACTGGTTCGGGAACAAGAAGCTGCGGGACCGGAAGGCCGGCCCGCACACGGGCACGGGGGACAGCGGCCAGATGGGCAAGGTCGTCAAGGTGACCTTCAAGGACAGCAAGGGCAACCCGATCAAGGGCAAGAAGGGCAAGAAGTGACCGAGGATCCGTGTGCACACGGGTGTGGGGACCCGGCGAGGCACGCGGAAGGCGGTCACGATGTCTAGCGGCCCGAACGTCGAGGATTACACCCCTGCGGGCTGGGAGAAGATCAACGCTCGCCGCTGGCGCCGGACTGACGAGATCGGCGTCATGCACCTGCTGTTGCGCAGCGGTGAGACGTTCTGTGAGCTACACGGGCTCACGCTGCACATCTACCGGGGACCTAAGGGCGCTGTCGACGACGCGTGGCCTATGGGCGATCCGTCGAAGTACGACCCGGCTGTACACAACTTCTCGCACGATGGCTCACACGACGTGTCCGACACGGCGCTAGCCAGGTACAACGATGAAGACGACGCGTGGAAGTGGCTCGAGCGATACGCCGAAAGGTACGCAACGCGCGCGGCATCCTAGACGTGACTATCCGCGGTAATCTGACGCGAACCGTTCCCCAACGGTACGGAGCGCCATCGGCCCGATGCGGGTCGGTGGCGCTTCCGCATACTGGGCTAGTGAGCCAATCGTGGGATACGGGATCAACGCGGGCATGGCGTCGCCTGCGCGAAGAGATCCTGGTGCGTGACCGCGGCGTGTGCCGTGCCCACACGGACGGATGGTGCGCGCGGCGCCAGGGCGTACACACGTGCGAGGGCAGGGCAGTGCTGGCCGGCGGCCACGCGCATCACACTCTCGGCAGATCCGTAACCGGGGACGACCCTAGGTTCATCGTCGCTTCGTGCGCATCGTGCAACGCACACATCGGAGATCCGACAGAGCTCTGTGACCCGATCAATCGGCCGGTGACCCGATGGACATAACGCAGAGTGACGAAAGGCAAATCGGAAAATGATCTCTGTCTCTCGAGTCGCGACCGCAGTTTTTTCCGCGCCGGACCACCGCGGACACCCTCGCCCTGTTCCGTTTCTCTCTCCCCGTCGCCCGGATCGTGACGGATCGTGACCATTCTTGACCAGCCGCGGGCGATCGTGGGCAGTGCCGAACCGCGCATCGCGACCGCGCCGCTTCGTGACCTGAATGCGGAGACTTCGTACGGCTTTGCGGTGATCGACTTCGCGAGGGAGATCGGTCACCCTCTGTTGCCATGGCAAGAGGTCGCGGTGATCCGCGGCGGTGAGCTCTTGCCGGACGGCCGGCCGCGGTTCCGGATCGTGCTGCTCATGGTCGCGCGGCAGAACGGCAAGACGGAGCTACCCGTGGTGCTGTCGCTGTTCTGGCAGTTCCGGGAGCGGTGGCCGATGACGTTCGGCACGTCCACGCAGCTGGTGTACGCGGAGGAATCCTGGCGGAAGGCGGTCAACCTCGCGCGCCGTACGCCGCTGTTTCATGACCAGCACGCGCCCGGGAACAAGTGGCTAGTCAGGAAGAACGGCAGCACGGAGTCCTTCACGTACGACGGTTGCCGTTACAAGATCGGCGCCGCGAACGAGGAGGGCGGCCGGTCGCTGACGATCGACCGCGGGATCATGGATGAGCTGCGCCAGCACAAAAGCTACGACGCGTGGGATGCCATGGAGCCTGCCTGCTCGCCGCAGCACGCGCAGATCTGGTGCATGACCAACGCAGGTGACTCGCGGTCCGTGGTGCTCAACGATCATCAGGATTCGGCGCGGGAGTTCATAGAGACGGGCGTGGGTGACCCGCGGCTAGGTCTGCTCGAGTGGTCGGCGCCGGAAGACGCGGAGCCTGACGACGTGGATGCGCTGTTGCAGGCCAACCCGCGGGTCGGCTACGGGCTAGATCTGGACACCCTCGTACAGGCCGGCGCGCGGGCAAAACGGCTCGGCGGCCGCGCCCTGGCCGGCTTCCGGACGGAGCGCATGTGCGTCCGGGTGAAGCTGATGAACGCGGCGATCGACCCGCGGCGCTGGTCGGACGGGAACGAGCCGGGCACGCTCGAGAATGAGCGGCGCCGGTTGGCCGCGTGCTTCGAGATCTCCGAGGAAGGCGACCATGCCACGCTCGCGGTGGGCGCGGTGGTGGCCGGCGACTTCGTCCGGGTGGAGACGGTGCGGGAGTGGTCCGGGCCGGCAGCGGCAGCGCAACTCGAGCGCGCGCTTCCTGGCCTGCTAGCGCAGATCAACCCACGGGTGCTCGGGTGGCTGCCGAACGGTCCGGGCGCCGCGGTCGCGGCGGGCATGAAGGCAGCAAAGTGGCCGCGCGGCATGAAGGTGGAAGAGATCCGCAGCGAAACCCCGGCGGTGTGCATGGGCTTCGGCAAAGAGGTGGCCGGCGGCACGTTGCTGCACTCCGGGCAGGAAATGCTAAACACGCAGATCGAGGAATCGGAGAAGGTGGCCAGGGCCGGCGGCTGGATCTTCGTCCGGAAGTCCGGCCCGTGTGACGCGGTGTACGCGGTGGCCGGCGCTGCGCATCTTGCCCGGACTCTCCCGAAGCCGCGGGAAGTGTCCGGGAAGGTTCACGTAGCGGGATGATCGTCTACACTCCGCGTATGCAGTGGTGGGGAGCGGTTCGGAGTTGGGCCGGCGCGGTCGTCCGGCAGTTCGTCACCATGACCGGAGGCGCACAGTACGCCTTCGACACGGCGCCGCAGCCGATCGCGGATCTGCTCGCGAGCATGAGCGCGCTGTCCGATCGGCGCGTGTCCCGGGATATCGCGCTGTCGGTGCCCGCTGTGCTCCGCGGCCGGAATGAAGTGTGTTCGATCGCGACGCTGCCGCTGAAACTGACCCGCGGGATTGAACCGGTCGATCATCCGCTGTTCCGGCAGATAGACCCGGACGTTCCGAACGTGATCACCGTGACACGCACCGTCGAAGATTTGATCTTCGAGGGTTTGGCGTGGTGGCAGAAGACCTCACTCGACTTCGACAACTATCCGCTGTCGGCGCGACACATCCCGGTCGGGAAGGTGACACTCGACCCGCCGAACCCGAAGGACAAGCCACCTCCGGGCCAGTGGGTATGGATCGACGGCGTCCGCACGCCGATGTCGGAAATGATCCGCTTCGACTCCCCGAACCCGGCGCTGCTCACGGCCATGGCCCGGACGGTTCGCCGGGCCGTGCTGCTCGACACGTTGGCCGCGACGTACGCGGAGAACCCGCGACCGCTCGACTACTTCACCGATAACGATGACCCGCAGATCACCCCGTTCACGGACGACGAGATCGGCCCGTTCCTGGCGCGGTGGCGGTCGGAGGTGCGGCGCAGTTCGACCGCATGGATGCCGTCGAAGGTGAAGCGGGTTGACGTCAACACTCCGTCACTGGCGGATCTGCAACTGGCTGAGTTGCAGAAACAGGTGACGATCGAGATAGCTAACGGGCTCGGAGTGGACCCGGAAGACCTAGGCGTGTCGACGACGTCGCGGACGTACTTCAACGCGCAGGATCGGCGAATCTCGAAGATCAACGAAGGCCGGCGCCCGATCATGAAGGCGATCACGGACCGGTTGACCATGGGCGACGTCACGCGCCGCGGGTACATCGTGGCCTTCGATCTTGCCGAATATCTCGAGGCTGACCCGGCTTCGCAGGCCGTGTATTGGGAGGCATTGCAGCGTATGGGAGCCGTCGACAACGTGTGGATCCGGCAACAGGCGAAGATCCCCGGACCGCCACCGCGGCAGCCAGTGCAGACCGCGGCGCCCGCGCTCGAGGCCGGCCGGCCGGCGATCCACGTCGGGGACATCACCCCACGGCGGTTTGCCGGCGAGGCTGCGTTCACGTTCTCGGTGGTGGACTTCGCCGCGGACGTCGAGCCTCCCACGACGGACACGGCGAAGCGGACGATCTCCGGGCTCGCGCTGCCGTACAACGTGATCGGCCGGAAGTACGGGGTCGCGTATCGGTTCCTGCCCGGGTCGCTTGAGTACGACCAGCACGTGAAGCACTTCAAGGATCACGTGACCCCGGTCGGTGCCATGGTCGGCTCGACGGACGGTAAGGACGGTTTCCACGCGGAGCTCTCGGTGCTGTCCGGGGTCGACGGGTCCCGGGAAAAGCTCGAGCGGGATCAGCTGCTGTTCGATGCGCAGAACGGCCTGTATAACGGCCTGTCCGTGGGCGTGGATTTCGAGCTCTTTGATCAGGACGGTAACCCGCTCGACGCGACGTGGAACGACGGAGATCGAGTATGGGACGTGCATCGCGCATCGCTGCGTGAGATCTCGTCCACTCCCATGCCAGTGATGAACGACGCGCGCGTGACCAGTGTGGCCGCGAGCCTTACAGGAAGGCACGACATGAATTGTCCGCATTGCGGCCACCGTCACGCCGCGGGCATTGCGTGCGCGACGTACGCCGCCTCGCTTCGGCAGGCACAGGCCGCTACCGGCTTCGCGCAGCCGCAGCCGGCGCCCATGCCGACCCCCGGTCAGCCCGAGCCGCAGCCGCAGCCGAACGAGCCGCGTCCCCCCACCACCGGCTACGGCCCGATGGACGTCACGCAGTTCGCGGCGTGGGCCGCACAGAACGGAATGCAGCTGATCCCGACTGCGGCGCAGGCCGCGCAGGCGGTAAACGCCAACCCGCAGTTCTCCGCGCAGGTGACCGAGCCGGCGCCGTACCGTTTCGACCGCAAGGGCAACCTTCGCCCGGGCTCGCACGATTTCTCAAGCGACCTGTTCGCCGGCTGGAAGATGGGCGACCTCGGCGCCCGGGAGCGCGCACAGTCATTCGTCGAGGAAGCTTTCGCGGACGGGTCGGCCCTGGCCGCGCTCACCATCCAGAAAGCGCAGGAAGAGTTCGCGGTGACGTCCGGCAACGTCGC